ATGCTACAACGTGTAATCTGTCCGCCGTTGTGGCTGTTACTTTTAATATTTCACTTTCTTGTAAAATTAATGGTTCAGTTAATAATTGTTCGGTAGCGTTAGTTCCAATACTTTTACTTTTGAATAAACTAAATACAGCAGCAGCTGCATCAGTCAATGTTACAGAAATACTATCCCCGCTTCCCGAGTCGTCATTAACTAATAGAGATTTTACAATCGCTCTAGAATTAGATGGTACAGTATATAGAGTCGTAGCAGCTGTAGTTGTTAAATCTAATTTTTGATTTTTATATATATTTGCCATTATCCTAATCCTAACCAAGTAAATCGTTCTTGATCTTCTTTTTGTTGTGTTAAATATGTTGAGTTTAATTGTTCTATCAAGATAGATAACGCTCTGTTTATTTGTCTTTGGTTATCTTCACTATATTGTTTTTTAGGTTCTGGTAATCTTACTACGATTTTTGCCATTATCCTCTCCTTCCATCGGGTTGTAAATCTACTTGAAATGTACCGAATCTCCAAGACTCACCTGATCCAGTATTTTCTATTTTAATACTTGCATAACGTCCTCTTGCTCTTGTGTCTACTTTAGTTGTAGTAGATGTAATTGTAAAAGGACTTAGTGCAGTTGCTGTTGCATCTGTAGCAGGAAAATCAGATACTGCTATAGTTACATTATTATTACCTGTCAATACTTTAAAGTTTGGTAAAAATCTTCTCATAGCTAAAAATATTTCACTCTGATCTTTTTGTAAAGAAAAGCTAAATGATTGCACAAAAGAAGTTAATGCAGTGGTACTACCATCAGGATTAACTTGATCAGTTCCTATTTCGTGTTCAAACAATACACTTCTTCCTAAACCTGTTTGTCCAACAACTACAGGAAATGTACCATCAGTAGAACTATTATAAGCAGTTGCATATGGTTTTGGAAATACTAATGAATCAATCCAAGTTGTTCTAATTGAGTTTGTGTTTGTGCCTGTGTACCAGTTACCCATAGGTAGATTAGCATTGTCTTGTCCGTAATTGTAAACTACATATCTGTCATTATAAGTAGCACTGGCTGTTGGATACCACCAAACCACTTCTGTAAATAGATTATTAATTCCTGCACAAATTTGTTGACCTTTTGTAGTATCAATATCATCGTAAACAAAATCTTCAACAGAACAAGGTAAAGAGTTTACGGTACCATCAAAGGAGAAAAATCCATTATTACCCATCCAATATGCAACACCATCAATTTCAATTGCTGCATTCTTACCAATCAATCCACAGTTTGTACCCACTTGTTCAAATCCAAATGTAAAAGGCGCACCAACGAATTTCATTGCATACAATGCATTATCGGTCCATACCAAAATATTTTCTTTTGCAACCAAAGCACCCATAATTTTTGTACCATCTTGTAATCTTTGTGTACCTGCAGTGTTAGTTGCTTCGGGTGTATAATTATTTATATCTTCATCGACAGAGAATCTTATGAACATATCGTCCTGTGTAGAGGGTGTTCCTATTGTTACTTCTGTACCAAAATGAATTAAGTGACGTGTTGTTGGTGAAATTAATGTAACTCTGGTTGCTGTTGGATTATTAGATGTAGAAAAACCAGATGTAGTTGTAGAAGCTCTAGTTGTAAGTCTAGCTGTAATACCCGCGTTCCACGTAAAAGTTTTGCCGTTTGCAACAGTTGCAACCAATACTTCTCCAAAATTACTTAATGACCAAAGACCTGGCTCCAGTGTAACTGTTGATGCGTTTACTGCTTCACCCCAACCACTCCATAAAGTAGATTCAGTAACAGTAGTTCCTGTTGCGGTTGAAGATGGAGCTGTTGTTCCATCTTGGGATCTTGAACAAGTAGTTAAATTGTTGGTAGAAACAGCAGCATAATTTACAAGTTCAGAAGTTGAAGCATAATCACCTGAACTAAAATTACCAATTAATACTTGTCCATTACTGGCTGTAAAAGAACTTGCATCTGTTAAAGCAATTGTTGTATCTGCTGCTACAATACCACCATTTAAAGTTGATGTTGCAGATCCTGTAACACTACCACCCCATTCTGAAATACCAAATCCATATCCATAAGACTGTGCAGCTGGACCCACAGGTTCGTAAGGTTTTAAAGTTATACTACCACCTGTTGCAACTGTTGCCGATGCATTAGAACTTTGGTTAATTGTAAAAGTTGTAGGACTTGGAACAGATATAACTTGAAAGTTTTTATCTTCAAAGTCTGCTGCTGTATAACCTGTACCACCTGGTAAAGTCACACTATCAAATAAAACAATATCACCCACACTAATATTGTGAGCTGATGAAGTAGTAATTGTACAAGTTGGTGAACCATCTACTGTTGCAATAGTTGCACCTGTAATATCTGCTTTTAAAGGTGTAATATCAAATAACTGACCTTCAAAATATATAAGTAAAAATTTATCTGTACCAATGGCTACGTATCTATTGCCATCTGTATCAACGAATGCGTGTTGTTTTCTAGCTACACCTACTATGGTGTCTGTCAAAAGAGATTGCCAACCACCTACTTTTTCTGGTAGGCCATATCTAAATCTTACATTATCTGAGTCTACCCAACGACCCTCTGCTCCAACTGCTGTATCTTGTTTGTCGATTCCAGGAGCAAACTTAATTTTCGTAAGCGGCATTTTTTACTCCTATGATGTTACGTTATATACGTATTGCCAACCTTTGGTTGCGTTAGTGTATCTTAATTTAATCGATTGATTATTATTATTTAAAGTTAAATTTGAAGCTGCACCTCTTATCGGTTGACCATTTCTATTTACAGTTACATTGTTAGATCCAAATCCTCCAGTTGCAGATACGTCCATAATACTAACCGTATCTCCCTTGCTCGGTGAGGCAGGCAGTGTAATTGTAACAGCTGTACTTGCTGTGTCTATTAATAAGTTATCTCCGGCTACAGCTGTATAAGCTGTAATAGATGTAGAAGTAATTTCAAAATTACCTTCTTGTAAAACATCGAGTCTTGCATCTGTTCCATTAGAATGTACAACCATTGTTGCACCTACAGGAACAGCGATTGGATTTGATGATCCAGCTGTTTTAACACTTAATGTATATTTGTTTGCTGTTGTTCTATCTGTAGCATCTTGAATAATGTAAACTCTAGTTGCTGTACCACCTGTTGTCGATGCAGGTATAATTAAACTATTGTTACCAGCCATTGTGCCAGTTAATTTTAAATAAATGTTTTTACCATTCGCGGCCGCCGATCCATCAGCTAAACTTAATGTAACATCTGAACCTGTAGACATAGGTACATTCACAACACCTGATGAAGATGCTTGTAGTATTTGTAAATTAGTATTTGTAATAGTTCCCCACAAACCTGCTTTTTCGCCGGTTGCGACTAACTCTAATGATAAATCTGTTGAATAAGTTGATGCCATATTAATAAGGTTCTATTGGTGTCCAAACCATTGTTGCTCCTGGTATAATTTCGTTCCACGTTATAATACCCACATCTCCTGTAGCTAATGTTAAATTAGATCCAGTAGGACTTACATTCGCGGTTCCTGTTATAGTAACAGATCCAGATGTTATAATCAAGTTGTTTCCAGATGCTGTAACATTAGCATCTCCAGAAACTACAACGTTTCCTGTGCCTAAAGTTAATGGAGTTTTAGGAGCCGTAACATTAGCAGTACCAACAATTGTTACTGTGCCAATACCAAGTGTTAAAGGATTACCAGTTATATTCTCTGTAACTGCATCAGCTATAATATTAACTGGTCCAATTGTAGCTGTTATATTACTGCCGTTTACTGAAATAGTTACACTATTATCGGGACCCGATGTAGCGAATGGTAATGCAGATATTGCGTCAAATCCTAAACTCATAAATTTCCTTAAAAGGAGACAGCGGGTGGTATGTGGTGGTGTCCACTGCCTCCATCTAAGGATTATATCATCGTTTAAACCAAGAAGGAAGACCTAAATGTGGACGCTTGTCGAACATATTATCCTTCGCTCCAGGCGTCTTACGATTGTTATAATGCAGAAAAACTTGTACGCATTCTTTGCCTTTGAATTTTTCTCTCCAATGTTCTAGCTCACAGCCAGAATAAACCAGCATATCTCCTGGTTTTAAATCTACTTTAAC